GTCAGCTACTACTGCATAGTTTTTTGAATAGTCTGGATATTCCCATATCCAATAATTACCGTCAAAACCTCTACGTTCTATAGGATCTTTAACATATGTTTGATCATACCATTGCAATATAGGACCGTCGATTACAGTATGACCGGATGAAATAAAATCACAATTGTGCGAAATAATACCATCGGTATTAAAAATATTCCCATTTTTCACTTCGACTATATCATATAAACTTAAGCTATCTTCTATAAGTTCAATATCTTCAACAAATATATCATCATCGCCTTCGCTATCAATTTTACAGCCTTTGTATAACTCATACGCCTTTATCTGATTACTATCTAAAATAAACGGATGCGAGTCGGAGCATTTAATAGTTTTACCGGTATTTAATAAAATTTTAAAATGTCTATTTTTTTCTAACTTACGGATGCCTTTAAAATTCTGAAACCCGCTCGGTGTTAATATTTCATATCTATTATTCAACTTCATAATATGCAATCCTTATAAATTTACATCTTAGTCTAATTTATCATATAGCTCCGATATCGGTATATTAAAAATTTTGCCAGAGTTTATATCTCGTACTGTAACTGTAGACTCGCCCCATAGACAATCGCATTCTTGAGCAGCTCCTTTTTCACCTAACAATTCTGTTTGTTCTATACGCCATTTTTCGTCTCGTTCAGGATGTACTGTCCAGTGTAGTTTAATAGGTTTAAATTGTCCCCCAGATTCTGCATCTATCCATGTTTGATGAAACCAATTACCCGTACCGTTAGGGGTTGACAATGCAATACAACCACCTCCAGTTGCTAATGTTTGTTGTGCCGATTTCCAAATTTCTTCAATGTTTCGTATAAATGCTGCCTCATCAATAATCAATAATGATAACGCTTCAGAACGACCTGATGTGCCTGTACTAGATACGGCTTTAATTTGCGAACCGTTTTTAAATCGTAAGGACAATTTATTATCTTCTATAGATTTACCTTTCAACCATATAGGTAAATTTTCGTGCATAACACGTACTTTAGTTACCAAGTTTTTAGCTACGTCTTGAGTAGTTGCTAATACTAAAATATTAAAGTCTTGTTTAAACAACATACACCATAATGCATATCCCGCAGACAGTGTTGAAATACCTAATTGTCGAGACTTAAGTATAACCGAATATCTATTATTTTGCATATTACGCAAAACTTCTTCTTGAAATGGATATAAATGAAAATAAATTTTACCTTTGGTAGGATGTTGAATAACACAGTATTTTTTCATAAAATGTACTGGGTCAGTAGCACATTTTTTATACTCTTCTGCTATAATTTCTTTTAATGACTTTTGAGACATACATAACCATTATTTTTTTCTTTTTGAAATATGTACAGTTTCTGCAATTGCAGTAACAGCTAATGCAGGAATCCATGCACCGGTAACTATTGCAAATGTAGCTCCTGCTAATACTATACCTTCCCCAATAGCAATTCTACGCCATAAAACTTTACGATCTGTTTGTTTAACTACTTCTTCTAAAGCTTTATTTTTAGCTTGTGTTTCAATTTTAAGAGAATCACGTAATGACTTAGCTTCAGTTTCTAAATCTCCGTATTGTTCATATAAACTAAAAAACGCTGTACGCGAGAGCATAAGAGCCTCTGTACAGTTATCAGCAAATTGAAACATTGAATCTAAATTACTTTTGTACAATTCCTTGTACGCTAAGCTCTTTAGGATTTCTGCCTCCTGTTTTTTGCTTAAGAATATTCCAGTATCCCCCTGGTACACTATCCTCTGTGGTAAAAAACTTTGCCCATAAGCTGTCGCGCTGATGGTTAGTAAGATTAGGAATTTTAGAAATGTTTTTAGCATCTTGTATGTTTTTATATGTTATGTTGTTGATGATCGTAGCTTGTTTAACGTCATATGCTATCTGTAAACTATCGTTAGCATGATATAAACTATCTACACGAGCTCTAAGATCCTCAATAGTTGTATCCGTAACTACTGGCTGTGGTGCAGTAGCTTTTTTATATAGTATATAAAGTGCTACTAGCATAAGTAACATAACTATATAGTACCAATACTTTTTTAAAAACTTTGACATATTATTGTGTTTGTTCGTTGTTAGTAGTTGTATCTTCTGTTTTAGGAGGATCTTTTTTAAATACATTTTCTAATGCTGTTATACCTAACAATCCACCTGCTAGAAAACATATCGCTTCAAACATAAAATCAGGTAATACCATTTCACTTATTACTGCCATATAACAAAATACAATCACATTAAGTAATACAAATGTACCTGCTACTCGTTTAGATGATACGCCATCGTCGCCTGATAGCATTTTATCTACCCAATATTTACGTTTATGTGTCATTAAAACTCCCGTAATAAAGTATATGTAAATCTAGATAATCCTGAAGCTTCGCATGCTTCTATAAACATTTTAAAATCTACAGGATTATTCATTACTTGACAGCCCGCAGACCATTTATCAATAAATTTACTTGTCCATTTAGGATTGGCTCGGTGAATGTTTATTCCAAACAATCCGGTATCAGTTTTACCAGTTTCTTCTGCAATTGCATCTTTGTCTGTATCACGAAACACCGTAACAGGTTTGCATTGAATTAATGCTTTATATTCACCACGGTGTAATCCCAATTTCCAAGATTCTTTATACTGACCTGGCTTAAGTAGTGCAGTACCTTTTGGATTCAGAAAGTTTTTTAACCAATAAGTTCCTGGGTTAGTTGTACCAGTAAACCATGTTACTTTATCTCCCGATATTATTCCTATGAGGTCATCGAATTCATTTGGTATATTAGCCTGTGACCGTATACCTACAATATGAAATTTTGGAAATGCGTATCCTAATTCATTAAATTTAGTTTTTAGTTCTTCTATAGTATAACGTTTCATTAACTTCCTTGTGTTGATATTTCAGATTCTTTAGTTTTTAAATGATGTATAAGTTCTTTTATTAATTTATATATCTCTGCAGATTTGCCTAACATGCCTGTGATTGCAAATGTCATTAATATACCTGATGTTATTGAAGGAAAGAAATATACAGCTAATGATAATAAAGCAATAGTAGTTACTAATGTGCCTGCAATACCAGCTACCCCTTGCTGAAATTCAGAACCTCCTAATTTTTTTGCTATCCATTCAAAGGCCTTTTCCATTGCTTTAGCAGGGAATCCAGTTACTTTTTTTAACATGCCAGTAATTGATTCAATTTTGGATTTTAATTTACCTTCATCAACTTTTTTACCAGTGACTTTTTCAATTCCAATAGCTAATACATGTAAAAATGCAGAATTACCAAGTACATCTCCAACAGTATGTAATGCGCCTAAAACACCGCCACCTTCGTTTAAGGTATATCCTCGAGATTCTCGAATTTCAGTTTTAATAGATTCAACATCTTCTACATCTACTTGTGATGTATCTCCATCAGCGTCTACCAATGCATTTAACATAGCAGCTTGTACTTCTTCATCGGTAATATCTTCGCCGTCAGCTTTAAGTTCTGCAGATAAATCTTGTATTTGGGACTGTACAGTAGATGCATCTCCAGACGCAGATTCTAGTATTAAATTAGTTATTCGAGATAAAATAACTGCGTTTGCTATTGGCGCTAGTTTCATTTTATAAATTTCCTTTTAGTTTACTCTGAGCTTTAGCTAATTGTTGTTTAGCATCTTCTTTAATAAGTTTACGTACTTCGTTAATCTGAGACTCTATAGTTTTATCTATCTGTTGTATAGAATCTTGTATTTCCGTTTTTAACATTTCTTTATTTTTGATCAACACTTTAAGTTGTGCTTCAATTTTATCTTTTTTATCAGATGTAACTCTAGAATATTCTTTTGTTAATTGTTTTGTAACTGAAACGACATCGTCTAGATCTTTAGATATTTTAGATATTGGTCTGGCCATATTATCCTTTTAAATTATTGAGTATCGTCTCTCTAGTACGTTTATAATCCGAATCGAATTTTTCGAAAAAAGCTTTTTGATCCCAATTTTCCAACGTGCCGTCAGCATCTTGAACAAATTGTAGTTTCAATGCTTCACGTAAAGCTTCTACTTCACGATCTGCATCTTTTAACCAAGCCTCAGCATTTGCTAACATACGAGATCTAGAATACTCTTCCCAAGCTTCTTTACCTTTAGCACGAATAGCCGTTTCTTCCTTTACAACACATGCGAAACATTTTTTATGAGTAAAATACATTTTGAAATTTAAATGCCGTTCTTCATCACGCATATGTTTATTACAGCAAGGACATTTATCTGGTACAGACATTATGCCCCGTATCTTTTGTAGAATACTATTATCTACTATTCGTGTACGATATCCATTCTTTTGTTCTACTTTCCAAATAGTACCTGTCTTAGGATCTAATTCAGTCCATACGTCCCCAACGTTACGTTTTGTATCGTCTTTCGATTTTACGAAACCTACCGTTTTACGTGTCTGTGTTTTATGTGCTCCAGACAGCAGTTCTTTAACGGCTTTAATGTTTTGTAACTTATTGCTCATATTATTTACGTTTTTTTCGTTGTATGCTTTCTTCCTGTACAGGCACTTCGCCGTCTTGCATAGCTAACATACGTTGTACACGTGGTTTGATGGCATTGAAATCTTTAGCAGAAATTCCAAATTGTCCAATCAATGCTACTAACAAATCTATTTTTTGCTGACGTGGCAGACGTGCTAATTTTTCTGTATCGATCATATCCAATGCACGATCTAACATAGCTTTGCCAGTACCTAAACGTGCACGTACATTTCCGCCTACTTTTTGCAAGAATGATGGATCGTTAGTACCTAACTCAATTATTGAACGACGTATTTCTTCGCGTATTACGTCACGTAATTCATTAGACTTCATTAAAGTTCCTTTTTTAATAAATATCTAATAAATATACTTATCTTATCGAAATTGGGATTCTAACCCTTTAACAATAAATCGGCCAGTAATTTTAAATGGTTTATTGTAAATTTTATTGTCTCGAATTACAATACCTTCATGTTCACTTACTTTACCTAATGGAGAACTTAAAGATTCTAATACTGCATTACCTAATTCCATTGTAGCTAAATAAAACACGTAACCGTTAACGGCAGCTTCGATATCTTTAGGATCTTTTACCATTTTGGCTACATCAGTACTATTTGTTATTGCTAATAATACTTGTTTAGATAATGCCCCTACTGATTTACCATCTGCCAATTTAATTGTAGTTTCTTTTTCATTACGTGCAGTGGCTAGCCATTGACTTAAAGTTTTAGTTTGTTTTTTACCGTTAACTACGACAGTATATTTTTTATTTAATACAGATTGAAAGTCTGGATCCGAATCTAAAGTTGTCGGGACGGAACCTAAAACTTCGTAGCCGTATTCAGTTGCAGTTGGGGCTAAATTGTTCAATAAATCCTGAAGTGCCTTCTTATTATAAGTAATCTCTTTTGTAGCTCTTCGGGTCGGTGTTACTTGTTCAATTTCTAATAGTCCGTGTATAGCTAAAAAGTTCTTTTCGTACGATAATACATTGGTAGATCCAGCTACATACTCGATATTAAACAATACGTTTGAGTTATCCCATAAACCTAATGTTTTAAGTTGAGTAGTAATGTCAGGTATTGCATCATTAAAAATATCTAACACTTTACCGCCAATTTGTATCATGCCGTGGCCAGTACCAAATCGGTCTAACAAATCAGCTTTTGTAATACCTTTAACATCCAACGGTTTATTTGAACCGCGGTCTAATACAAATTGTTTTTTGTTACCTACAGTAATTAATCGTATACTAGCATTTACTCCGTCTATTTTAACAGATGCTGGGCCTTTCTTTAAGTAATCTACGGATTGTACAAATACTTTAACTAGATCTTTACCAGTTTTAACTGACGGTATATCGAATGGATGTGCCATATGTCCACCAGCACCTCCCTCTGTAATTAATGATTCTGTAATACCTTCAGATAATTTTTTTTTAACTAGATTATATACTTTAGGATTGAACCACCCCATTATAGTTTTAAATGTTTCCGGTGTACTAGTTTTTAAAGCTTGACGTAATGAAGTACCTGACATTTCGCCGAATCCAGGTACTTTAAGAGATACATGTGGTGCTACGATCAGATAACCGTGCTTATCATAACCTTGCATAGCACCTTTATGTTTGCTATAGTCTTGAAAATATGTATCATTACCAGATTTTAATTTACCTATACGAAATCTAGGATCTTCTTCCATATCTTTTTGACCTACCATAAACACTACTGCAGTAGTAGCTGGATCGTATGCTTTTAAAATTTCTTCTGCTTTATATGGATTTTTAACTTGTACTACATTACGTATACCATACTGCCGAATAATATCAGCTTTGTCTTTAAATGAAAATGGAGATCTGCCCGGTTCCGTTTTATCACTAGTAGCTACATATGTATTTGTAGCTCCGAATTGACGTTGCAGCCATTCAAATGCTTTAGCATGATGTTGCCCAAACGGCTGAAAACGTCCCGGATAAATTGCTACTACATCTGTAATGTTAGTATCTTCCGTAAGTATTTGTTTGGCTAGCCAATTACCTAAATTCATTCGATATCCTATTTGTATATAAATATGTTATACTGTTGGATAGTCTGGCGGCGTCTTTGTTGGCCTATAAAATATGTTTTCTGACACTTCGTACCAATCGCCTATACCTGCTATATTTTCAGTATCTTCCATCATTAAATCATGCGGATGAGGGTATATATATGGTGTAACCCCGTCCCATGATAAATAATCAATTACATAATTGTCTTTAATAATAATTAAATTTTTCATATAAAACCTTTTTTAAAAAAACTCTATAATACAAACATATCCGTCTCCTCCATTGCCGCCGTTTCCTCCTGACGGAACTAAACCTACCGAGCCTGTACCACATGAGCCTCCACCACCTGCGCCAGCTCCAAAATATCCGCCATTTCCTCCATTACCTCCGTTTAAAACAGATAAAGGGCCTACATCGCCGGATGCTCCACCATGGCCTCCAGTACCTAATCCATATATAAATCTAGATTCTGAACCTGATATTCCTAGTATATTTGATGCATTATATATGTTAGATACTCCACTATCGCCATTTTGTCCTGTACCAACATCGCCGGCCCGGCCATT